TGGACCGGGACGACGTGACGACCCGCTGCCTGCGGCTGACCGAAAGCATCACCGTCCCGAAGCATGGCGCGTTCACGCTGACGCTGCGCAGGACGGCGGAGAAAGGCGTTCGAGGTGCTGTCGGTGCAAGGCTCTGGCCGGTTGCTCGCGGATGCCAACAAAAACCCTACAGAGGTGCTGCCATGACGCCGGAGACGAACGAGAACCTGCAAGCCCTCGTCGATCGCGCGAGTGCAGCATTCGAGGCTCTGACCCCTGAGATGCAGCGCGCCCATCGCGAAGCCCAGCGCGCATCGTGGGTGCGGGCGATGACGACCAGATGCGAGCACGGCGTTCTGGATTTCGAGCAGTGCCCTGAGTGCCGAGCTGTTGCGTCCATCCCCACCAACAAGGACATCTGACCAATGGCGCGAGCTGGGAAGAAGCAGGCGAAGAAGAAGATCACCCTCGCAGGACCGAAGCCCACGCTCGTCAGGCTGATGCACAAGGAGCAGGAAGATGGTCGCGACAAGCAGGGCCGGCCGGTCTACTTCACCCCCGTCCAGCCCACGCCGGAGCGGCTGATGCAGGCAGGCATCGTCACCGTGAGCAATCTCGACAACAAGCGCATGCAGGTCATCGCCAACGATCAGGTCGGCAAGGACGGCGTTGTGCGCGTCGCGTCCACCACCTCGCCGCTGCACTGGCTGGCCTCGCGCGGCATGCTGGACGGCAACCCTGAGCGCAACACGATCCTGCTTGAAGCCGGCAAGCGGTACTATTCGCACTGGTACCTGGGAGGCCTGCGCTCCGGCGGTTCGATCGATTACAACCGGATCGGCGGCGGCACCACGGACCCGTCGCACATGACGCCCACGAGCGAGTTCGCAGCCCAGCACCGGGCCGAGTATCGCGAGGCGAGGGAGCGCATGGGCGGCTGGCTGGCGAAGATTGCCGATGCGGTGATCTGCGAGGAAATGCGTCTCTCGGAAGCCGCCATGGCGTTCGGTGAGTATGCCAGTCCAGACACGCGCTCGGCCATTGCCGTCACGATGCTGCGCGGCGCCCTCACGACGCTTGCGGATCACTTCGGAATGTTGCGGTCCGGGCGTTGACACACCCGGGGTCTGGCTGGTACGGAATATATCCAATCGAGATTTGCGCCTTGGGCGCAGCGAGAACCAGGTGCTTCGGCGGCCGGTAGCACTGATGGTACATCAAGCCATCCGGCGGGGCGTGAGCGTCGCCGTAGTGATTTCAGAGTTCGGATGCCGGCGGCTGGTAACAGTTCGCCATTGGACCGGATAGCCAGTACGCCGGTCATCTTCGTCGCCTGACTTCTGGATTGAGGCGGCCATCCGAAAGAGTTCGTGCGGCGGCGTGGAAGGACACGCAATAGGGTCGGTGTATGCGCTCTCGTAAGCGCTGGGCAGGTGAGAGCCCTGCCCTGGTTGCCAGGGTTCCAGCCACACGCCCGAGCTACAACTGGATAGCCGGTACTCAAGCCCGGCCCGCACGAAGTCCCATCCCCCATCCCCCAGCCCCTGCCTCACCCGCCGGGGCTTCTCTCGTCCAGGCTCGCCCATGAACCGCCGCGGCCTCCTCGCCCTCATAGGTCTCGGACCGCTCGCAGCGCAGGCCACACCGCCTGCCCTAGCAGGGTGGCAAGACCTGCCTCTCAGCGGGTATAGCGGAACCGGCCCGATGGGCGCGAACAGCAACCCGCGCATGCTGGACGTTGTGCGCGGCGACATGTCCAGCCGCACTCACGCCGTGACCATCGCCTTCAAGGATGTGTCCTCCACCATCCGCGCCGAGATGGCCCGCTACGGCCTCACGCCGCAGGACGAGCACCCCGGCTTCACCGACGGCTCCGGCATCTAATGTCCCGCAGGGAAGACAGACGCTCCCCTGAAGCCAATGCCTACACGTCCACCTAACCATCGCCTAGGCCGCGTCTCGCCTATCAAGCCCAAGCCCATAGAGCGCAGAGGATCTGCAAGGGAGCGAGGCTACACCACGAGATGGGACAAAGCCCGCCTCTCCTACCTCAGAGACAACCCGCTGTGCCTAGGCCATCAGGCCAGAGGCCGCATACAGCCGGCCACAGTCGTCGACCACGTCATCCCGCACCAAGGCGATCAGTCGCTCTTCTGGGACAAGGCCAACTGGCAACCCTGCTGCCGCACCTGCCACGACAGCGTCAAGGCAAGGCTCGAAGCCATGTGGGCCAAGGGCACCATAGGCAGCGCAGCCCTGCGCCTCGATAGCGAGGCCGCAATCAGGCAGGGCCGCATGGCCTACCGAGAGATTGCAGAAACGCAATGAAGGGGGGCGGGGTATCGGAAGTCTGGAGGCTAGCGCGCTGGGACCGATGCGGGAGGCAGGAAATCCCGCGTGCATAACCATTCCGAAATATACCGCTCTTTGGGGGCTTGCAATTCTGCAAGGTTGAATGATGGCCCGCCCTCGTAAGCCCTCGCATTTGAAGATCGTTTCGGGCACGGCGCAAAAGTGCCGGATGAACGAGAACGAGCCTGTTGCGCCGAAGGGTGCCCCGGAAGCGCCGCTGTGGCTGTCGAGCCGGGCGGTTGAGCTGTTCCATGGGATCTGCGCCACGATAGACAAGATGGGGTACCTGTCAACGGCGGACGGGCATGTGATCGCGCTTGCTGCGAGCCGTTTGGAAGAGGTCGAAATCACGACCGCGATGATCGAGGACGGCGGCCGGACCTACATCAGCGCCGCAACCTACGATGACGAAGGACGGGTGCTCTCGCAGATGATGCGGTCGAGCCCGGCGGTCGGGCAGCGCAACGATGCGATGAGGCATGCTCAGGCGCTCCTGTCCGATTGCGGGCTGACCCCGTCTGCCCGGTCGAAGGTGTCGGCCGGGAAGAAGACGGACGACAACCCGTTCAAGGCTCTGATGGGCGGTGGCTAAGAATTTCGCCGGCATTGCGGAGCGGTATGCTCGCGATGTCACGTCAGGCAAGATTGCAGCGTGTCGCTGGGTGATCCTGGCGTGTCAGCGTCATCTCGACGAACTGGTCAAGGCGAAGACGAAGGCGTTCCCGTATCGGTTCGATGCGGCGGCGGCGGCCAAGGCCTGCGCGTTCATCGAACTGCTGCCGCATACGAAGGGCAAGTGGGCGGCGAAGAACGAGCGGCTGATCCTGTCGCCTTGGCAGGTGTTCAAGACGGCGGTTCTGTTCGGCTGGCTGCGTAAGTCGGACGGCTACCGGCGCTTTCGGAAAGCCATCATTCTGGAGCCGAGGAAGAACGGCAAGAGCGCTTGGGCGGCTGGCGTCGGCCTCTACATGCTGACGATGGACGGTGAGCACGGGGCCGAGGTCTATTCCGGCGCCACGACAGAAAAACAGGCCTGGGAGGTTTTCCGCCCGGCGCGGTTGATGGCGCTGAAATCGCCGCAGCTTGCGAGCGCGGTCGGCCTCACGGTCAACGCCAGCAATCTTCACATGCTCGGCAACGAAAGCCGGTTCGAGCCTCTGATCGGCAAGCCGGGCGACGGTTCGTCCCCGCATTGCGCGCTGATCGACGAGTACCACGAGCACGAGACCGACGACATGGTCTCGACGATGGAAACCGGCATGGGCGCGCGCGAACAGCCGCTCATGCTGATCATCACCACGGCGGGATCAAACATCGCCGGCCCCTGCTATCAGGCGGTCACGGAAGCGCGGCGGATGCTGGAAGGCATCACCGACGATCCTGAGATGTTCGCGCTGATGTACGGGATCGACGGCCCGCATGGGAAGCCGGAGGATGACGACTACCAGCCGGGCGACGACTGGACGAAGCCGGAGACGCTGAAAAAGGCGAACCCCAACTTCGACGTGTCGGTTAAGGGCGACTTCCTGCTCTCCCAGCAGCGCGATGCGATCAACAACGCCCGCAAGGCCTCGGCCTTCCGCACGAAGCACCTGAACGAGTGGGTGTTCGCGAAGGAGGCCTATTTCAACATCGCCAAGTGGATGGCCTGCGCTGACCACCATCTGAAGATGTCGGACTTTGCCGGCATGCCGTGCACGGTCGGGCTGGATCTGGCGAGCAAGGTGGACATCGCCGCGGCGATGTTCCTGTTCCGGCGGCCGACCGGGGGCTTCGCGGCATTCGGCAGGTTCTATCTCCCCGAGCGGACGATCGAACTGGAGTCGACTGGCAATTACGCGGTTTGGGAGCGGCAAGGGCGGCTCATCCAGACCGAAGGCGACATGATCGACCACGGCCGCATTCTGGATGATCTGGTCGAAGCCTCGCAGACCTACACCATCGAGAGCATCGGGTACGACCCGGCTCAGGCGACGATGCTGGTCACGGAAATGATGAAGGAAGGCCTGCCGGTCGTCGAGTTCCGCCACACGGTCCTGACCATGTCGGAACCGATGAAGGAGGTCGAAGCGCTGATCAGGGCCGGGAAGATCGCCCATGATGGCGATCCCTGCTTCGCCTGGCAGATGGGCAACGTCGTCGCTCGCGAGGACGCCAAGGACAATGTCTACCCGCGCAAGGAGCGTGCGGAGAACAAGATCGACGCTGCAGTTGCGCTGATCATGGCGATGGGCCGGCAGATGGCGGCGCAGGAAAGCCTCGACATCAGCGCCATGGTGGCCTGAACCAAGGACATCATTCCATGTCTGTCATTCGCAAGACTGTCGCCGCATCCGGCGACGGCCTCGAATTCGTATTGTCCGATGCGACAGTCGATCGCTACGGCGATGTAATCGAGCCTGCGGGCTGGGATCTGCGCTGGTTCAAGCAGAACCCGATCGCTCTCTTCGGACACGACAACGCTTTTCCGATCGGGCGCTGGGAAAACATCCGCGTCGAAGGCGGGAAGCTTGTCGCCAAGCTGGCATTCGCCGCTGAAGGCACCAGCGCCCGCATCGACGAAATGCGCAAGCTCGTCGAGCAGGGCATCCTGCGTGCCGTGTCGGTCGGATTTAAACCGGTCGAATACGAGGCGCTTGACCCGAAGCGCCCCGGTCGCGGGCAGCGCTACAAGAAGCAGGAACTGCTCGAAACCTCCCTCGTCAGCGTGCCGGCAAACCCTGCCGCGCTCGCTGTCGCCAAGTCCCTCCAGATTTCCGATGACACACTGTCCGTTGCCTTTGGCGAGCATGCCACGGGAGGCGATGGGATTTTGCGTCGCGGTGTAGCCGGCGAGCAAGCCGATCTGACGACTGCGCCCTTGGACAAAGCCCGCGTGGCGGTCCCGGCGCGACCGAAAGCACCCAACATGACCACTCTCTCCCAGCGCATCGAGAATGCGGAATCTCAGCTCGTCCAGAAAAAGGACAAGCTCGTCGAACTGACCAATTCCGAGGCGCCCGATGTTGAGGCGATCGAGGAACTGACCAACCAGATCGATGCCGAACAGCGCGGTGTTGCCGCACTGAAGGCGGCAGAGGCGAAGATCGGCATCTCGGCCCTTCCGGGCGGCGGCTTTGCCGCGCCTGCCGTCCTCCGCCGGCCGCTTGGCTTCCCGCAGGTCGAAGTGAAGGCTTCGGACCTGATCGTCCGGTCGGCTGTTTGCCACCTCCTCGCGCACATCACCAAGCAGCCCGTCGAGCGCATCGTCGAAGAGCGCTATCCCGGCCATGAGGCGACTGCTGTCGTCACGAAGGCCGATATCGCGGTGGCGACCACCACGACCTCGGGATGGGCTTCACAGCTTGTCCAGACCGCGATGGCTGAGTTCCTGTCGCTGCTGCCCCCGACCTCGCTGTATCCGGCGCTTCGTTCCATGGGCATCGGCCTGACCTTCGGGCCGAACTCCGGGGCAATCAAGATCCCGTTCTCCAGCTCGACCGACGCCCTTGCCGGCGGCTTCGTGCTTGAGGGCGATCCGATCCCGGTCGGCCGCATGACCCTCGACTCGACCACGCTGACCCCGCACAAGTTCGGGATCATCGTGCCGATGACCAAGGAGGTCATGCGCTACACCAACCCGGCGCTTGAGGCCGTTGTCCGCAGCGAGCTTCTGAACCGGACTTCGATCAGGCTCGACACCCTACTGATCGACACCACGGCTGGTTCGACGACACGCCCGGCCGGTCTGCGGTACGGCGTCTCTGCTGCTGGCTCTGCTTATGGCGGCGACGACTACAAGGCGTTCCTCGAAGACATGAAGACCCTGCTTTCGCCTTTCGACACGGCGAATGCTGGGCGTTCTCTCGCGCTTCTGATGAACCCGGCGCAGGCGCGTTCGATCCGCATGCTGGCAGGCCCGAACTCCAGCGGCTTCGGCTGGGCCAACCAGTTCCTCGCCGACTTCCGCGTGATCGTTTCGACCACCGTGACGGCGGGCACTATCATCGCGATCGACACGGCTGATTTCGTCACCGGCACGGGCGACACCCCGCTGTTCGAGACGAGCGATCAGGCGACGATCCACATGAGCGATACGCCTCTCGAAATCGTCTCCGGCACCCCCACGACCGCAGATCCGGTCCGCAGTATGTTCCAGACGAACAGCGTCGCGCTCAAGATGACGATGGATGTCACCTGGGCCATGCGCCGGACTGGCATGGTGCAGTGGATTTCGGGCGTCAACTGGTAGCCTCATCTGTAACAACGAGCGGGGCCATCGGCCCCGCTTTTCCCCCATCGAATGAATTTTCACCATGTGCGGGCTAGTCCGCGGGAGAAACCACTATGGCAGTACGCCGCTTCGTTATTCCGATCACCGTCGATGCGAGCGGTGATGCGGAGGTCTATTCGCCCGCGATCTACGGGAGCCTCGTGTCGATCCGGTACGTGAAGGACGACTTCGCCGATGGCGTCGATTTCGTTCTGACGCTGGAAGACACAGGCGAAACCGTGTGGTCGGAGGAAAGCGTCAACGCTTCCGCGACGCGCTATCCTCGCGCGGCCACCCATACGACCGCAGGCGCCGCGTCGCTCTATGCAGAGGGCGGGACGGCGGTCAACGGCCGGATCGCTATCTCAGGCGATCGGATCAAGGTCGTCGTCGCTG